CTCAAGCACGCTGCAGGCGCATCAACGCCTGGCAAAAGCGGGCAGAACATCCACGTCGCACCAGAAAGCGCACGCATTTGGGGTGAAACCAAAGACAAATGCAACCCTCGACACAAGAAAGGACGTTGCCCGATCTGCTGGGGTGGTCAATGATGGCAAAACAAAACTCATTTTTGTGCGAATGTGGGCGCATCCTTACACGTCCGCTGAACTCAAGGTCGCCTCGATGGACAGAAAAGCGCTCTGACGTGTCGTACCACGGCCTGCCATGGGACTTTGTGCCGGGCGACGTCGTTCATCGGGGTGTTCGATGCGGTGGACGACACAAATCGTGCGGCATAAACTACGTTTGGCTCAAGGCACCTGCAGGTGATCCTTACGTTAACGTGCGGAAGGTGTCAGAATGAACCAAAAACAGGTTGACTTGGTATGCGTCGTCATGGAGATGATTGGCGGCACCATTGATTTGATGCACGAAGACCCGTTTCACGCACCCGAACCATGGGTGTTGAACAATTGGTGGAACACGTTGAACGCCGTTTTGGCTGCGTCAGACAGCTCAGAGGTACGGAATCAAGGCGATAGCAGTTCTTGCAGCCTCGAAACCGCCGACCATGCAGAGAGTGAGAAAGGAGATCAGAACGTTCCACTTGACTAGACCCTCAAGATTGGACTCACGGTCCGCCCTGGCTTCCTCACGTCGCATGAGCCACTCGGCAAACCGTGCAGTTCGTGTGGTTTTTTCAATTGGATTTTCATTTTCAGCGGCTGTCATCTTGCGATCTCTCCTTGATTAATGCCATGATGGCTTGGTCTTCGGTCAACGTGCGTGGTTCGATGACAATCAGATAGTTTGCCGTGTCGTTTGAGTTGATACGTTGAATAAACAAGTCTCGCACGATCACGTGATCGGGGTCAACAACCTGGAACGATTGAGATGCGGGAGGCGTTGCCGTCCCCCATGCGCCGCCAGCCCATGCAATCTGGCGGTTGTCCGACGCATTTCCACCGGGCACCATGTCGTATTGGTTACCCAGGACGGCGTACACGCCATCAGCAGATGCTCCCGTCGTCCAGACGTAGAACTCCCGTACTATGTAACCGTGCGTCGCACGTCCGTCGTCAACGATAATCCGATGGACGTTGGTGTCAGTGAGCTGTCCTCGAAGTGAACGTACCCTCATCGTTTCTTGCCTCCGGCTATCTTGTGTGCTTCTTTCACCGCACGTCGGAAGCCGTTGGCTTTCCACTTGCCGCTTTTCAACTTGTATTTTGGAGCCACACGCTTGAACGCCGCCTTGTATTTGCGAGCGTAAGCGCTGGCTTTTTTCTTCTTGCCACCTTTGGTTTTGCCAGCAGCCACGGCCCCGGTAGTTGTGCCTTCGACGAAGCCTTGAACCAGGGATGGTGGTAATCCAGTGAGGGTTGACACAGGGACTAGAAGACCGTCAGCGATGGCTCGCAGACGTGCGGCCAACAGCATTTTTTCTTCTGGTGTCAAGCGATCACCTTACTGTTGAGAGAGGGCAAGGGCCATGGCAGCTGACTGGGACAACGTCTCAACAGTACACTCCAAGACCACGTTGATTTCGTTGACGTGGTTGAATGACTGATCGACGCCTAGGTAAATCTGTTCGACACCGACAAGGTAGCCTTGCGTCCAGTGCTGTGGTGCGACGTCCAACGATTCAGACATCATTGACACTGCTGGCCCGGTGGTTGCAATAGCCAGGGAACCCGATGCGATCACAGACTTGTCAGTGGCCGAAACCATAGACGTTTGAGATTGTGTAGTCAGTTGGAAAACTGATTGAGTGTTTGAGTCACTTGCGCCAACGTACGAATCAAGAGGGCTGCCGTATTGCACGGCGATGTTGTGGACCCGCAAGACCGACTTGCCCAGGGCGTCCACGTATGCGCCCAAATCTATGCTAGACTGTGCGTAAGTGGTGCCGTTCGTCGTTGTGCCTGCTCGAATAAAGAAAGAATCACTCTTTGCCATGGATCGGCCAGTAAGTCATAGTGTAAAAAGTAAACCGCCCAGCAAGCACCTTATCTCCTCAAAGGTTCTGGCCTAGCCAATGCACGGCAGGTTATCGGGGCCGATAGGCCTGTGCGGCTAGTATGTGTAGGTACGTACATATATTGCAACCTCGTGGGCGTGTCATGGGACACAACAAAACCATCAGCCTAGACGAAGACACCGCCAAAATTGCCGATCGGCTGCCAAATTTTAGCCGATTTGTGCGTCAATGCCTGCTCAAGCACGCTGCAGGCGCATCAACGCCTGGCAAAAGCGGGCAGAACATCCACGTCGCACCAGAAAGCGCACGCATTTGGGGTGAAACCAAAGACAAATGCAACCCTCGACACAAGAAAGGA